TGCTCATTGAGCAGCACATTGTCAAAGATGGGCCTAGCCCGTTTTTTGTCGCATGGAAGCCGCACACCTCTCGCCTGTTCTATGACCGCAGAGAAATGATGCGTTGGATCAAGTGGCCCAAGGGCACTCCAACCCGTGAAGCCATTGACGAATTTCTGGATGCTTGTCAAAACCAGACTGATGGTGTACCATTAGACCACGCCTGAGAGGGCACCGCTTAAAACTCAAATGACTGTTTCTGAAATCGCTTTCGTAATCAAGCAAAATCAAGAAATGCTTGAGTTCTTCTCTAAGCGCAACACCGCTGGAGACGCTGAAAAAGTTGAAGAACTTCAAGCCTCTATCGTCAGCCTCAGTAATGCAGGCCGCTTTTGTTAATCACCTGGGGCCTCGGCCCCTTTCCCCTTTCCCCTTACCGCTGAGAAGCATCCATGGATTTTCACGAAGCCTCGCTCCTTGCTTACGAAGCTCGCCAACGCTTAGAAGACGCTCAACCAATCCCAACCGTTGAACCCACCTTCTTTGTGATCACAGCAGCCTGGTCTGAGTGGGCGCTTGACCGTGACCAGCTCAAGGAATTAACCGATGACGCCACTCTTGGCGGCTTGACCTACACAATCGAAACCTGTCCTTTCTGATGCTTTCAAAATACAGAGCCTCTGTCTCTTTCTCTTCGAAAAAAGATTATGAGCATTTTGTTGAGCTTGCAACCAAAATGCAATGCTCAGAGTCCAGCCTTGGGTCTTTAGCTATTCATGAATGGCTACGAGATAACTACCATCGTATGCACAGCCACTACAGCTAAACACTTGTCGGGAAGTCCGATGCCGTATCCCCATCCGGCTGAAAGCTATACAAAACCCTTGAAGGGAAAAGCAGGGCGCGTTAGTGGCGCGATCCATCTCCCGGCATCACACTCACTTCTTTACCCTGACTCAAGGCTCAACAATGACACCCGAAGAAAGCAAAGCCTATCAAGAGTATTTGAATGATTTTGACCCTTCGCCAATTGGCAACGGGGAAGATTACCTTTATCCACTGTCTGCCGATGCTTGGTTAGAAGACAATGCCTGAATCTCTCGACACCAAGCTTCGCCTACTACAAAATGCCAACGACCTTAAAGCCTTCAAACTCCATGAACGCAGGATCGCCCGGCTCTATACCCAATGCCAAAATCTCGACCGAGCCCGATGGATCGCTCAGAATCCGCATAGGGAACATTGAGGGCTTTTGTCCCTCTCACCTTTTTGCTGTCCGTAAAATCCATCAGCTTCAACGCGCTTGGCTCAAAGCTCAAGGCGAAACCCTCCTTTGAATAAGCTACCCTGCTTATAAGTTATAGATTACTTTGTGAGTTTTATAAGCGAACTCAAGTCTGATCACAAAAACGCAAGACGTAGAACTGATCGATCTTCGGACCTCATCAAAGAATCTTTGCAGCGTTACGGAGCTGCACGTTCCATCGTTATTGATGAAGAGAATCGCATCCTTGCGGGCAACGGAACCATCGAAGGAGCAAAAGCCGCAGGTATTAAAAACCTACGCATTATTGAAACTGACGGTAACGAGATCATTGCCGTTAAACGCACGGGCCTGACAGAAGACCAAAAAGTTGGCTTAGCCCTTGCCGATAACCGCACAGCTGATCTCAGCGAGTGGGATCAGGAGATGCTGCATCAGCTCTCAGAAGAACATGACATCAGCCCTTGGTTTGACCAAGACGACCTTGATGAACTTCTAGCCGTCACAGAACTCGAACCAGAGGAAGGCAACACCGATCCTGACGACGTACCAGAACCCCCAGAAGATCCCACCACCAAACCCGGCGACCTGTGGATCCTCGGCAACCATCGCCTGCTCTGCGGTGACAGCACCAACCCGCAGCACGTTGAACGTCTGATGGATGGCAAGAAGGCCGACATGGTCTTTACCGACCCTCCCTACGGCATCGCTTACGCAGGCAAAGGGCAAGCAGGTTCAGCCAAAGCTAATGACTTTGGCATGATTAAAAATGACGAGTCAACGCAAGCTGCAGAAGATGCGTGGCGATTAACTCAATCATTAGATATTCCCATTCAAATCTATTGGGGCGCCAACTATTACTGCTCAACGCTTAAGCCTGGATGCTCTTGGATTGTCTGGAATAAAGAGGTCGTTGGTGATAACTACAGCGCCGCTGAACTTGCCTGGACTAATCAGCAAGGTCGCACTCGGATGTTTACCCACCAGTGGCACGGCATGATTAAAGCCTCAGAGCAGGGACAGGCTCGCGTTCACCCCACGCAGAAGCCTGTTGCTCTTGCCGAATGGGCATTCGATGAATATGACGCTGGATCTGTTGTGCTCGATCTTTTTGGCGGCTCAGGTTCCACTCTTATCGCCTGCGAACGTCAACACCGCAACGCACGCCTCATGGAGCTAGATCCCGCTTACTGTGATGTCATCGTCAAACGCTGGGAAGACTTCACCGGCAACACCGCCATCTGTGAACCATCTGCGGCACACTTTGAACAGGAGGAGTTAAAAGCAAAAAGCTCATGAGTAAGAAGTCAACAAAGATCGAAATGGACATGAGGGTCAATCGTGTCGCCCGCCTCCTGTCTAACGGTGCTGTGCGATCCGAAATCATGCAGTACGCAGCAAAGGAATGGGAGGCTGCGGAACGCACTACAGACACCTACATCGCCAAGGCACGCGACCTTATCCGGGCTGACTGGGAAACGGACCGGCTGACTTTTACAGCAGAGATCCTGGCCCAATTGGCCACCTTGCAAAAAGAAGCAAGGAAGCAGAACAACCTTGGCGCTGCACTGGGCTGCATTAAGACCGCAGCGCAGATCGCGCAAGTGCTTCAGTGACGATCCTTACTCACATCGAAAGCGGATCAATCCTGCAACGTGTTGGAGAAAGTGACAGCAGTGCTTGGCTTAAAGCCGGAGGCATCGATAATCTTCTCGAACGCATCGCGGCAACACTTAACCCCGGTCAGCTCAGCGCCTTTGAGGTTGAACGTTTAAGCGCCATCGCTACATCACAAGGCGGATCACCCAACAGCATCCCTGAGATTGGCATCAGCGCCGGTTATGGCAGTGGCAAGACCTATTGCGCCCATGCCGTTGCCGTAAAGCTGGCCGCCTTAAATCAGGGCTTTGTTGGTTGTGTAATGGAACCAACCAGCGATATGGTGCGCCGCATCTGGGCACCAAAATTTCAAGATTTTTTAGATAGCTTCGGCATTCCTTACACTCCTCGAGTTGCGCCGTATGTAAGCCATACTTTGCACTTTCCTGACGGTGATTCAACAATTCTTGGCCTTTCGTTTGAAAATTATCAGCGGATCGTTGGTGATGATTGGGCTTTTGCAATTATCGATGAGGTTGACACTGCTAAAGCATCAATCGCTCAGCGTGCTTATGACAAGATCCTGGGCCGTATCAGGGTCGGAAACTTTAACCAGCTGCATTGCTATTCAACGCCAGAGGGCTTTGGGTTTCACTATCAAACGTTTGGCACTGATGCAGCACGGGAAGGTAAGCGCAGGGCACTGCTCAGGATGAAGACGGCAGATAATGCCCATAACCTCCGACCGGGTTTTGTTGATGACCTACTGAGCCGTTACACCTATGAGCAATGCCGCGCCTATCTAGAGGGCGTTTACCAAAACCTGGCAACCGGCACTGTCTACGATCGGTTTGATCGCGCCAAGCACGTCTCAGATGTTAATGATGATCCACGGGCTGAGGAGCCGCTAAGGATCGGGATTGACTTCAACGTGGGCAACATGAATGCAGTCGTTGCGCTGCGGTCTGGCAATGCCCTGCATTTCATTGATGAGATCAGCGGCGCTCACGATACTGATGCGTTAGCGCAAGAGATCTGCGCTCGTTATCCAGGCCGTACGCTTTATGGATACCCTGACAGCAGTGGTGGCAACAGATCAACTAATGCGACCAAAACTGATCTGGAAATATTGGCCAGCTATGGCATCAGCAATCAATCACCTAAAGCAAACCCCAGGGTTGCTGATCGGGTTTCTGCTATGCAAGGCGCTTTGGAGAGCGGCAAAGGTGAGATCAGAATCCAAATCAACCCACGATGTAAAAAGCTGATCGAATGCTTAGAGTTGCAGGCATATAACGAACGGCAGGAACCAAACAAAGAATCTGGCCATGATCACATGCCCGATGCAGCCGGGTACTTGGTCTGGAGAGAGCTAAACCCACTTCACGCGCGTGCTGGTCGAGGCACTGGCATTAGGCTCTACTAAACTGAGGATTAGGCGGGGTTTTAACGTGTATTCAGGTTTTTCGGGTGGCAGGCAGCGGGTTGGAAGCGTTACTCGCGTCAACGACCCGAACACAGCCTGGGTGAATCAAGAGCCACATTGGGAGCTGATCGAAGCTCTTTTGCAGGGCACTTACGGCATCAGAAAGAAGCATCGAAAATACTTGCCGCAAGAGCCTAGAGAGCTTGACGAGTCTTATGACAACAGGTTGATGCGTTCAACGTTGGCCCCTTTTTACGTTCGCCTCGAACGGATGTTGGCGGGCATGTTGACCCGTAAGCCCGTCAGATTGACAGAGGTGAGCGACCTAATCAGAGAGCAGCTTTTTGACGTTGATCTTCAGGGCAACGATCTCAACGTCTGGACCTATGACACAGCCAGGAAGTGCATTCGATATGGCCACTGCGGGGTTTTAGTTGATGCCCCACAAGCAGGGTCTAACGGTCGGCCTTATTGGGTGACATACACGCCTAGAGACATTCTTGGATGGCGTACAGAATTAAGCGATGGGCAGCAGAAGTTAACTCAGCTTCGCTTGATGGAAAGGACCGTTGTTGCTGATGGAGACTACGGCGAAAAAGAGGTTGAACAGGTTCGTGTCTTAACTCCAGGCGCATTTGAAATCCATCAGAAAGACGACAAAGGAGATTTCCGCGTCATTGATGAAGGCACAACCAGCCTTGATGAGATTCCGTTCGCTGTTGCTTATTCCAACCGCGTCAATGTGATGGAGTCGCGGCCACCAATGGCCGACATCGCAGAGCTAAACCTGAAGGCTTATCAGGTCCAATCTGATCTCGACAATCAGCTGCACCTGAGTGCCGTCCCTTTGTTGGCCTTTTATGGATTCCCGCAATCAGCAGAAGAGGTAAGTGCCGGACCAGGGGAAGCAATTGCATTCCCAGCGGAGGGCCGCGCTGAATACATCTCTCCCCCTAGCCACGCATTTGGATCACAGTTCCAAAGGCTTGAACAGATCGCAATGCAGATCAACGAGCTAGGGCTTGCTGCTGTTCTAGGTCAAAAGCTATCGGCAGAAACAGCCGAGGCCAAGCGCATCGACCGGTCTCAAGGGGACTCAACGATGATGGTCATAGCCCAGCAGTGTCAGGACATGATCGACAACTGCCTGCGGTTCCATGCGGCCTACCTGCAAGAGCCTCAAGCTGGCAGCAGTTTCGTCAACCGTGATTTCCTTGCTACTCGCCTTGATCCTCAAGAGATTCAAGCTCTGTTGCAGCTCTACACAGCAGGAACCATTACGCAAGAGACGTTGCTAAATCAGTTAGAAGCTGGAGAGGTATTAGGTGATGAGTTTTCGGTTGAGCAAGAACTAGAAGCCACACAGGCTGGCGGCTTGATCGAGATGAATCAGCCAACGTCACCGGCTGACCCTGTGATGCCTGAAGAATCAGCCGAGCCTGAAGATCAACTTGAAATCCCTAGCTGATGTTTTGGAACAGACCCGCACTAAAGCAACCAGAGCCTGAGCCTGAGTCAAGGCAGCAGGTTCTTTACTACGCGCAGACAGAACTAGAGGGCGATCTATTTGCTGTCATCCGGGTGACTTGGCATGAAAAGGGAATGCCGATTGGGGTTGTTGAATCTCAGCTAAGAGAAGACGATGAAGACGTAATCCCTGAGTTTGGTCAGCTTGTAGGGGAAGCCTTAAGAGGTGGCGCAGATGTCTCAATCATTTGCGGCGAACCTCCCGAAGCTGTAGGAATTGAAGAGCCATGACAAC